GGAGTTCTAGTCCTTCAGGTGCTTTTAGAGCAGGTGACTATAATATTTTAAGTTCGAATCTTGATACAAATGCTAATCAGATCGTTTGTGACGGTACTGATGACATAGTAATCAAGCAAACTGGAACAGGAGATATAAAACTTTGGGCAGGTGGATCTGGATCTGCATACACATATATTGATGGTGATGATGGATACTTTAAATGGTATGCACCATACGCCACTGAAGCAGGATTACCAAATTCTACAGATCATCATGGTATGTTTGCTCATGCACATGATACAGGTAAAGGATATTTTGCTCATAATGCTGCTTGGGTTCCTCTGATATCAGAGAACAGTAGTATGACATTATTAAGTGATGTTGATACAACTATTAATGGTGGTCCTTCAGATGGACAGGTTCTTAAGTGGGTCTCAGCAACATCAAAATGGTCACCTGCTAATGATGAGCAAGGTGGTGGCGGTGGTGGTGGAACTACACAAAACCTATACGAGACAGTTAATGCTGATAGTGGTACTACAACTGCATCTGCTGCTAATGATACATTAATTATTGCAGGTGGAACGAATATTTCGACTGCTCTAGTAGGGGATACACTTACTATTAATATGACAGGTGCACTGGGTGCTCCTGATCAGAACCTCTTCTCAACATTTAATGCAGATAATGGTGGTACATCAGCTACTGTGACAAACGATAGTTTGACATTTACAGGTGGTACTGGTATAACAACCAACCTGAACGCTGGAGCGATTACTATCACTAACGATGCTCCAAACATCGTTCAGAACTTATTCCAAACAGTCGCTGGAGATTCAGGATCCACTGCAGCTGCAGCAGCTACTACTACATTAACTATAGCTGGTGGTGCTGGTTGTACAACCAGTGTGAGTAGTAATACTCTGACTGTGGATGTTGATGAGACTGTCCCAGCTGGAAGCATATCCAATAAAGGTCATTCACTTTATTATGATCAGAATTACGATATAGTAACATCTGCTTCACCAGGACCATGGTATTCAGTAAGTTCTAATGGTAGTTCAGCATATAGATTCTCAGGTCCAGGTCTGTCAGACACAGCAGATGATCCTACAATCTATGTGTATAGAGGATTTACTTATACATTCTACAATACTACTGGTAATAGTCACCCATTTGAGATAAGAGTTTCAGATGGTGGTTCTGCAGTAACATTGGGTGTTAGTGGATCTACAACAGGAACATTAAAGTACACCGTACCCATGACGGTTGCTGCTGGTACAACTTACAAGTATCAGTGCACTGCACATGCAGGTATGATCGGAGATATAGTGGTAGTCTAATATGACAAGAACAGTCCCTGGATCAGGTGCAGCAATAGAACCAGTTTTTAACAGCGTATTTGGTGTTAAGGATGTTATCGTAACCAATCCTGGTCAAGACTACGATCCAAATGATCCTCCCAGACTGAGTATTGGAAATTGTGGTACTCCTATCAGGGATGCTGTTCTGCGTGCAAATATTGGTGTCAATGGAGATCTTCTTTCTGTTGATGTTGTAGATCCAGGTGAAGGATATGATCCATTAAGACTGGCAGTAACGAGTACGGATTCGGGTGTTGTAGAAGCAAACGCTAAGATTCTACTGAAGGATGATGGTCTAGGTGGAATACAAACTGTTCAGGTTACCCAGCCTGGCGATGGATATTTTTCTGCTGATGCAGAGATAAAAGGTGGTGGTGGATCAGGTGCTGAATTGGTTCCTATTACTGGTGGTGTAACTGGTCTTGCTATCGAAGGTAAAGGCAGGAACTACGATCTCAACGATATTACTCTTGTTATATCAGGTGGTGGTGGAGATGGAGCATCAGGTGTTGCTGAGGTTAATCAGTTCGGCTCTGTTACTGGAATTAACATCAGTAACCCAGGAGAGTTTTTCGAAACTCCTCCAATTATACAGCTAATTGGTGGTGGTGGTAGCGGTGCTACTGCAGAGGCAAAGATTAATCTTGGTGCTATCACTGAAATTAATATCCTCAATCCAGGTGGTAGTTACGTTAGTCCACCTCAGGTTATCTTTACCAGAGATACTAACTTAATTAGAACACAAAGAAATAGAACATCATTAGAGAGTGATTTATATAATGTAACTGCACTTCTAAGGAATGCAACCTCTTCTGATACTGTTTTATATGTTCAGACTACTGACGCATATCCTGGTTCTGGTAAATTCCAGATAGGAACAGAGATCGTTAGATATACTGGTAAATCTGCAATTAGTTTTACTGGATGTACTAGAGGTCTTAACTTTAGATATGACCAGAGAATTGTCTTAGATGCTTTAGCAGACCAAGATGGAATATCGGGATATAACTTTACTGTTTCAGATAGAATTAGAAGAGTAGAAGAAGATAAGACCAATAAGGTTGCTGTTGTATACGACTGGAATAAGGCAACTAAAGAGTTATTCTTAATCTTCGAGGTTGATGAATTGGCATTTATTGATGGTGGTCGTTCTAATGAAAAGACTGCTGTTATTCAGTTCATTGCAGGTGTTGCTAGTTCCACAGAAACTGGAGAAGCACCACACGTCCTGGTTGAGCAACAGAATAGTAACATTATACTATTCACTTCACCACTAGGATTATTAGAGAATTTTAAATTCGAAGATAATGATGAACTAGATGGTGCAGGTGATGGAATCCCTGACCTGGTAAATACTGATACAGAATATGCAGATGAAATTAGTTTAGATGGTGGTATTGCATCATCACTCTATGGTATTGAGGAGACCGTTGGTGGTCAAAACACAACTCTGTTTGCACAGGGTGATGAGTTGTATGATTCCAGCTTGGTTCCTCTAGTTTCTACTGTATCTGTTGCAGGTGCACTTGGTGATGGATTAGATCATAGTGCAACTTCTAAAGTTGTTGCTAAGTCTTGGAACAATGTAAATTATGTTGTTGGAGAGACAGTGACAGGTGGATCTACTGGAGTCACTGCTAAAGTTGTCTCATTTAATAATGCTTATGCTACTGGTTATGTAGAAATAACCCTGAAAGATCTAACTAATAATGGTAATACATATCAATTTACAACCAGTGATACCCTAACAGGTGGTACCTCTGGTGCAACATCAGCTTTCTGGACTGAGGAGTTTACAAACCTCGTCAGAAACGAACCTGAATAAGTCACATAAATAAAAGGAAGGTTAAACTGCTAAGATGGCACTACTCACCGATCAATTTAGAATTTTCACTGCGGAGAGATTTATTAAAGCTCTAGAGGGTGCCGACCCATCGCAGTCCGACCTTGTTGCAGGAACGTCAAGGGACAGGTTATATGTTTTCATTGGAAGACCACAAGAGTGGGACAATGAGAATGCTCCACCTACCCCAGTTGACTCCTTCCAAGAGTTTTCAGACACATTCTCTGACATGATATCCCTTAAGAGGGTATTAGCAAATGATACTATTCAGGTCATTAGGAGAATTGACTGGACACCACCAGAACAAACTACTGGTGGATTAGGTTATGTCTATGACATGTACCGCCATGATTATAGTTCTACAAAGACTGCTTCATCTGGTGCAACTAAGTTGTACGATGCAGATTTCTATGTAGTTAACTCTCAATATCAAACTTATAAGTGTATCTACAATGGCACGTCTCCTTCAGACCCCAATGGCAAACCGTCTACGGTTGAGCCAACTGGTACTTCCACAAGTATCATCACTACCAGCGACGGCTATCGCTGGAAGTATCTTTATACTATACCTGTTGGTCAAGTCCTAAAGTTCTTCTCCAACGACTATATGCCTGTACTTGCAGACGTTGCTGTTACAGGTGACGCTGTTGGTGGAGAAATTGATACTGTTGTTATCCAAGCATCTGGTACTGGATACAACAATGGAACGTATGAAAACGTTCCTATCAAGGGTGATGGAGTTGGTGGAAGAGTATCACTGGTTGTTGATGGTGGACGTATAGTTAACGCTACTGTGACATCTGGTGGATCTGGATATAACTTTGGTAAGATTGTTATTGATGAAGTGAATGGTATTGGTGCTGGTACAGGTACTGGTGCTGCTATTGACGTTATTATTCCTCCTGAGTCTGGACATGGTGCAGAACCTGACAAAGAGTTAGGTGGATACCGTGTCATGATTAACACCAAGTTTACCTATGCTGAAGGATCTGGTGACTTCCCAACTGATAACGATTATCGTCGTATTGGTTTGGTAATCAATCCTAAGCAGTACGGAACTACAGCTCTAACATCTGCTATTACATTATCTGCTACTCAAGCGGTGATATTCTCACCAACCTTTACAGGTCAGTTCCAAACTGATGAGATAGTAACACAATCTCGTACCGTTGGTGGTCAACAAGTGACTGCTAGAGGTCGAGTTATTTCATGGAATGATACCACTAAAGTCCTGAAGTTCTATCAAAATAGAATTGACGGTGTGTTCCCAGAAATTACTGGTAACCTAACAAGCTTTGAGGGTGGTAACCCTGTGGTAGGTGCTACATCAGGTACCTCTGCTGACCCAGACATCAACTTCCCAATTGTTTCTGGTTCATCCACTCGTATTATTAACAACACAGAATATGATTTAGGTATGTCATTCACCAATGGATACGCTAAACCTGAGATCGAGCCAAACTCTGGTGAGATTATTTACATAGATAATAGAGGTGCGATTTCTCGTGCAGGTGACCAAATCGAAGATATCAAGATCGTAGTAGAATTCTAAATCAATGCCACAGAATACCAATCTGAATATCGCTCCGTATTTCGACGATTTCAGCAAAGACAATAATTTTTATAGAGTACTCTTTAGACCAGGATTTCCAATCCAGGCAAGAGAACTTACTACTATGCAATCGATTCTGCAGAATCAGATCGAGAACATGGGAACGCACCTCTTTAAAGAAGGTGCAATGGTCATTCCAGGACAAATTGGATATGACCTGAATGTTCATAACATTCTCATTCAGCAAGCATTCTTAGGAGTTGATGTTGAGACATATCGTTCTCAGTTGCATGGAAAAATTGTAGAAGGTCTTACTACTGGCATTAAAGCTAAGATCCTATTCTCTATTCCTGCTACAGAATCATCTCGTGGTTATATAAGTTTCTATCTTAAGTATGTTGAGTCTGGTGATACCACATCTGATGTTG